CCCAATTAGGCCGGGGGAGTCGGCGCTGCGCCCGGCGAACCGAACACGCCCAGCGGATCCGACGCACCGAACGAATAACGCTCACGGCTCTTGTACCGCGCGTTGCCCGTATCGAAGTCCGCATCCATCGAATTCTGGATGGGGGTACGGACAAAGTGCTTCAGTCCGTTGGGCACGTCGGTGATCAGGAACCACGCGTTGGTATCGGTCAAGAAGTGGTTGACGCGATAACCTTCGGGGATCGAACCGTTGTTCTTCAGCGCGTTGATGTCGTTATCCGTCGTCGCGACACGGAGTTCCGTCTCGAGCAGGCGGGTTGCAACGAACATCAGAGCCGGAGGAACAATCAGCTTACGCGGCTTGGCAGCGATCAGCAGGCCACGCTCGTCCGCCCACCCAGCGATTTGAATGACAGCCGCCTCGAGGGAGGTCTCATTCAGGTCAGCGGGAGTTGCGGGAGTGTTGCTGTTGACGCCACCGGACACCAGAGGATGGTCAGTCGAGAACAGGGCCTGGCCGTCGCCGTAGGTAACAGCGGGGTTGAAGCCGTTGTTCAGGATTGCCGCAGCCTTAACCTGCTTGGTGTACGCCATCGCCCGAGCAAGGGCTTTGGTGTAACGAGCCGAAAGACTGTCGTACAGGTTGTCTTCCATCGCCTCTTCGGTGACGGAGAAACCCATCGCAATCGTTTCGTGGTTGTAGCGCGCGGTCCAAGCTTCTTGCGCATTGTCGTACGCAATCGCCGAACCCTCGCTTTTGACGGGGGCTGCGGAGAATCCCGACAGCTTGGTTTCCTCTTCAAAGGCACGCTCAGAGGTCTCGGTTTCAAAGATCTCTTTGTGCTCTTCGCCGTAACGCTTGTACTCCAGACCGAACAGGGCATTAAGTCCTGGGAGGAGTTCTTTCAGTAGTTGTGCGCGTGAAATAGCCATTTTTTAGAACTCCTTAGAGGATAATACTGCCGGTCGAACCGGGCCAGTAATACTCGTGACCGCCGCCCCATTGCTGACCGCCTTCCCCAGCTGTATGAGCACCGGGCATGTTCCACTTGACGATCAGCTCCACAAAGCCCGCCGAAGTAGCAGACTCAGGAACGACATCGACAACACGAACCGGCATAAACGGCTGTTGAACAATGTACAGCGGGTTGTAGACATCTGCCACGCCGTACGCGCTATTGCCCGTGTTGGTGTCGCCGGGGTTAACAGCAACCAGAAGGTTACGACCGACATAATACGGATTCGCGTACGCCGGAGTTGTGCCATTGGCATCAAACGGATCGTCGTAGTAATCCGGTACGTTGGTCACAAACACAACTTTGAACAGCGCATCGGGGTCATCCACCACATAAGCTTGGATGTCGTTCGCAAGCGTACCAGCGGGGTAGTATTGCGAGAACGTCTTCTGCTTGGTAGCCGGGTTTGTATACGAACAACCCATGAACACACCAATGGTATACGGGGGCGAGGCAGCTGCAATACCAGCACCAAACCAAGATTTGTCTTGAACAACAATAGTGCCGTCGATAGGCAGCATGCTGTCAGGGTTGCGAAGGATCTTGACCGGATCGCCATAGAAAATGTTGGCGTTGTACCCGCTCGCGATCTTGAACATGCGGGTGCTACCAGCGTACGGCTGACCACCAATTAGATTGATGGGCTTAAAACCGTACGGCTTTGAAACCGTGGGATAAGTCATCTTAGACTCCTGAATTAATTACCGGGTAGGCTTCACCGACGAAGTCCGCTCCTTGAAGAGCGGCATCCGCGGATCGCTTTCCCGCATGAAATTGTTGTCCACTGCGCTCATCTGGCTATCGGTCTGCTGTTGATAGTAAGCATTCCGATCCTCGACCAGCTCAGTAGGGGTTTTGCAGAGCATCAAACCACCGATCACGATGTTATCTTTGAACCTGTCGTTCTCGATAACCATCATTTGAACTTCCGGATGATCCGACGCTTTGACGGGCTCCCAGCCCTCGCGCATCTTTGAGGAATAGTTCATGGGGTCAGCAGTGTTAAGCGTGCTGACGCGAATCCACCGAAACGAATATCCCGGCTCCGGATTAGGCGTGGGCAACAGCTCCGGCCTTTGCCAGGACCTGCGGCGCGTAGTCTTTTCACGGGTTTCCAGTTCGCGGTTTGTACGATTCTCAGCCATTTTGTTTCCTCATTTCTTCAGCAACCTGACGGGCGTATTGCTCAGGGGTAAGCCCAAGCCGTTTAGCAAGTTTCACAGCAGACTCTGTCAGCACGATCTTTTTGGGGGCAGTGCTTCGAGATGCCGGCGCTACTACACTAGACCTACGCTGCTTTTCAGGCGGTTTTTCCTCGGGCTCAAATTGATCCGGGAAGACTTGACGCATACGAGTATTAATACGCTCGTAGTATTCCTCACTCTGAGGGTCTACTCCCTCGCGGACAAGTCGTTGGTGCAACCCCAGCGCAAGGCTTGTCATCTCATCGTCCGATCCAAACCACGGATTAGCCTTTTGCCAAGCCGACGCTTTTGGATCTGGAGCAGATGCCGGGGCGACTGGTTCGGGTTTTACCTGAGTTTTGGGGGTTTGTAAAGCAGGTTTGAAGTTTGCAACTCTTTCAACTTTGTTTTGCGCGGCATTCAATGCCACCTGCGCCTGAACTAGTTTGTCCGAATCGCCAGACTCATACGCCTCTTTATATGCCCGTTTAGCAGCTTCCAAGTCAAGATTAACTCGAGCTTTGGCCTGTTCTAATAGAGCAGTTTGAGACTTGGTGGTCTCTTGCTTGAGCTTTTCATTCTCTTGCAAGAGGTGTTGCGCAAGGCGAATAGCCTCTTCTTTCTCTCGCGCCGCGGCCTCAGCACGGCGTCGTTCGTCGTGGTATCCCTTGGAGAAATGCTGAATGCGCTTCCGTACCTTCTCGGAGTAATCAGCTAGTTCATCCTCGGTGACATCAGCGGGCGGCTCAGAAGGTTGACGGCCACGGTCCTTGGGCGGCGTATCGTCTACCACCTCAACTTCAATGTCCTTCTCTTCTTTAGCCTCTGGCTCCTTGGACTCAACAGGCTCTTTCTCTTTCTCTTCCTGCTTGTCCGGATCCGGGAATTCAAACTCTACTTTTTCGAACGGCATGTTTTGCTCCTTATGCTCGTGTTACTCCGCGGGGATCAGGCACAACGGCCTCGATACTGTCGTCGTTCAACAGACGGTATTCGTTGCCATTTACCTTGAACCTCGTCCCGGAGTTGGGGCGGAACATCACAAAATCTCCGACCTTGCACCACGGCCCGTTCGGGAATCTGTCCTTGTCGGCATAGGCTTGTTCGCCCATGTCTATGACAGCACCCATCATTGAGAGAATTTGTTCAGCGTGCTTCGTCTGGTCTGCTTTAACAAGCCCAGAGTCGTACGTTTCATCCACCTTCGGCAGCACAATCAAGACCCGGTAACCCACCGGCTTGGGAAGTTGTGCGTCAATTTCAGCATCAGTCAGATCAGTCATCGCTTTCATCCATGAAGTTTTGCGCAAGGTCTTGTACATCACGCAACGCAAGGTTTAGACCCCGAATCACCCCGCATTGTTCTTTGTAAGCAGCGAATTCCGCCGCCATACCACTTGCAATAAAGTCCGTATGCGACTTTATGTGTTCTTCAAACTTGTCAATCAGCACGTCAAAGACGGTTTTTGCCACGTTTACACCTTCTTGTTGATGTTAGACATAAGCTTCAAGATCTCTAACTGCGTCTTTTGCTCTTGAGTCTGCGATTTGCTCTGCAAACTCGACCCCTCCCGCTGGGCTTCGACCATTAGCCGCTGTTCTTCGATGCTTAGCTTCTTCTCTCCAAGCGCAATATCGGCCTGGTCCCTCTGAGATTTCCTCTGAATGTCGGCTTTTTTGATCTCCAACTCCGCTTGTTGGAGTTGAACCACCGGATCTTGTGCCATTTGCTGAGCTTGCTTCTGCGCCGCCTGCTGTTGATGCATTTGTTGCAGCTGAACCCCCGCTTGAGCCACCAATCTCGAGATTTCCACCTCCAAATTCTCGGGAATTTCCTCGTTTGGAGCCGGCAATTGGACGCCAAGACGCTCTTCAAGCTGCTTCCGGTACACAAATCCGAGGTGCTCTGCCAAATGAGCCTGCAAAGACGCCATGATTTGCTGTGCCATAGGGTTTTGACCGATGGCTTGCATGATCATTGGGTCCTGCATGAACGCCTGGTGGGCCGCAATGTGCGCGTCATGGTCCTGGTACATGAACGCTTTGAGTGGTTTGCCCACCAAAGCACCCATGTTTTCGGACATCGGGTCCCGCGGCTTCTGTTCTTCGCCCAACGGGATGATCTTATCCACGTTCCGGATGCCCAAAACCTCGAGCATCTGCTTGTGCAGGTACGGCAGATCGTAAATTTGTGGCGCACCCTGGGCCATTTGGAAGGCAGCTTGATACTGCACCACCCTCTGAGCCATCGTTGTAGCATTCGGATCGCTGACCGGGATCACTTCTACAACGGCATAGTCCTCAGCTCGAGCCCGGCGATCTACTCCCTCTGGGATGTAGTCATAAGGCTCATTCGCATAGTCCTTGATGATCTCTTTGAGGAGCTTGAACTCCGTCTTCATCGAGAAATGCACCCGAGCCTGGACCGCGGCCATGGGTTTGAGAGTCCGCTCAAGCAGCGCCAGGGTCGTACCTACCGGGGCTTGGGCTGACATATCACTGATATTCATGTCACTGATCGCCCCAAGTCGCCGGCCTTCTTGGGTGATCTTCTCCAGCAGACCGGCCAACACCTGACTCGGCTCCTTGTAGGGGAGCGTCATGATGTTGTCCCGTACCGTCCCGCTGGGTACGTCTACGTCTCGGAACTCGCCCGGAGCAATAGGCGTGTCATCTCCCTTGATCCTCAGTCCACGAGCCTTAAGACCTCCTGGAAGATTTGAAAGAGTGCCAGCGTCAACGAGTTGGCGAATGATAGAAGTGCCTGCACGTGCATAACCACCAATGATGTGAATCAACCCCAGGCCATAGAATCCAAAGCCAGGGACGTAGATGTAATGAACGAAATGCTGCCGCTTAAGCTGGCGCTCATCATCAGGATCCCAGTTCCGCCGAATGGCCAGGACTTGGTTCGTCCCCCGGACAATTGTGATGACATACGGCTTGGGAAGATCGTCCTCGTCGTCCACCCCTCTCAGCGTCGTGTAGACGTGGATCTCATACAGAGCAAACCTATCATCAGAAGTTAGTGAGTACCCACCTTCCTCGGCTTTCTTTTTCTCGATGTCAGAGAAATATTCAATTGGTTCGCCAAGCTCCAGGTCTCGGTAGAAGCCGTCGGCCTGGAGTTTCTTCAATTCCGTCTTGGTTTTGCGCATCATGTGGGTGACGCGCTCTGCCGTATCGATGTGTGACGCTCCGTAAGGAACGATCACATCTTCAGCCGAGATATAGATAGATACCTGCCGGCGAAGGATTGGGTCGTAGTAGACCTTCTTAAAAGACGACCCAGCGAGGCCCAGGCTGTAAAGCATCCTTTCATGTTCTGACCGGTACTCAACCATCCTTTCGGTCAGCTGGTAGTTCATGTCCGCCTTCACCCGGTTTGCGGACTCTTCTTTCTCTTTTGTGATCTCTCCGACGATCTTGGTCTTCACCGGGCCTTGAGCCGGGAAGGTTTCACTCATCGTCTCAGCCTGGAAACGGATGACAGCTTCAGCCAAGACAGTCGAATACACCCCGCACGCATCGTCCCATGGCTCAGTCCTCTCTTCGTACTTAAACCCAAGGACATCCAGTCCTTTGACGTACGTATCCGCCCACTCTTTCCGGGCGTTTACATCTGCTTCTACTAGTTCAACTAGTTCGCTCGCGATAGTTTGGAGTTCACCCTCATCAAAGA